CTGGCGTGCATCCGGCAGTGTGCATAGCTTCTGTTTCCATTGCATTTAATTCGGTTTTTGCTGTGCCATTCACAAGGCTAGGGTCTAAATCCACTTTCTTGCCAATCGCTTGAAGCCGTTTTAATCCGTTCTCAACTCTGTTCAGCGCAATTTCAGCACCCTTGGCGGCAAACCAATCAGTCGCCTCTTCTCTAATCTCTTTTTCGATAGCAGGGTAAACCCGATCAGCGTATTTTGCCAAGAGGGTATTTAATTCAGCCGTAAATAACGAGGTCTGTTGCTGTTTAACCAATTCCAACTGTGCGTTTAATTCTGTTTGCAACCGTGTGATTTCAGTTTTGGCTTGATTTAATTCTGTTTGCAACGCCAACTTCTCTTGCTGGAGTGTTAGTGTCATTTCGTGAGTCATATTCCCCTCATTATTGAGAGCAGGTATAAATAAATTAGGTTGATTGGTTAATCCAGCAGAGACCAAACGCTTAATCACACGAGTCGCAGAATCCACCAAAAACGCAGGAGAGATGCCGCGATACTGCTTTGAATTGATTAAGTTTTTGCCTTCCGCTGTCCATTCAACACGAGCAACCAATTTCCCTAAGCGATTTTGTAATTCCTTAATCCACCCTACCGCCGGAGCGGGATCGCCATTCTTTGCCTTCAATTGCGAAGCGTGTTCAATATCAATCGGTATATCCATTTGATTCTGAAGAAACTCAGCAATGACTGTATCCACTTCAGTATTTTTGAAGGCGCGCTTGTCTCTGCCCACAAAATCACCCGCCGGGATTAAATCAACCCATTCTGGCGCAGTATCAGGGGCTTCGGTGTTGATTTCTAATAACGCGAAGCTGTCAGATTTTTCAAAGGATATGTTCATGCGAGTAGTCTAAGGTGTGCAACAACAAAGATAAAATGACGCGGGTCTTAGAATCTGTTTAACGGTAGCGCAGATAATCCAATACCACACTGCGTATTTCTTCTTTATTATCATCAGAGATTCCGAGATAGGGTCGTGCTGGAATGGTTGCCGCGTGGTTACGACCAGTCTTTCCGCCCTCTTGGTGAATACGGGCATAAATGATATTTGAACCTGCCACTGCCTCACGCTCTGTCGATTGCCCATAAATAGACCGATGCAACAATCCAGTACCAATCAATAAGCTATGGTTAGACTTGCGTGTCTTGGCGTAACTCGGCGACCACGGGTGCCACTCCTCTCCCAAGGGCGAGCGTTTTTCAGTGGCAATACGATTTTGAGTTTGCGACACAAGAAGCTGTGAAATCACTTCCATTAACGGCGCAGTATCAACCGGATTAAGGGCTTCAATGCCTGCGATTTCTATAGTAGCTTTAATATCAAGCATGGGATTTTCTCAGAGCGTTGGCAGCTTCTTGTTTACGCTGTTCAAGCAATGCCTCGCTGTCCCGTTGTTTTACCAAGGCTTTACGTTCGCGGATGGTTAATTTGTACAGGCTATCTCGGCTTATAGATTCTGAAGGTTTCAACGGTGTCATAATCAATCGGCTCCACAAGTTTAAATCCCAATCGCTCTAATTTACTCACCAGATCAGCGACATCGTTTTCAACGGCAACGTAACCATCCTCATTAGGAACGGGCGGGTTTTTAATTGGAATTCCCGGCTCACCAATGATGATGCTGAGTTTGTCATCAGACAGCCGAGCGCGCAAAGGAGTTGTTTCTTCAACGGTTTTCTTGCCTTTCTTCTCAACAAACTTGTCTGCAAAAAACTCGTTGGTATATTTGCGCACTCCAGCACTGTCAAATGCGTCCAACGTTCGCGCAGAATCTAAGATTGATGTGGGAGTTTTCGATGGTTTTTTCATGCCCCAATTGGTATCAAAACCGGGGTCAATTCCAAAGGGCAGGGAATAAGTTTTGCCCGTGCGCTTATTCGTGTAATTCACATAATCCGGTGGCGGGGCTTCGGTGCGAATGGGCACCATCACTGGATTTAATTGATCGCCGATCTGCTCAAATTGCCCGCTATGTGCTTGACCAGACTCAAGTAATCGCTGCGCCTCCATGCGTGAAATCTGTCGCACCCAGCACTTGCAACCATAGCCATTCGGTGGAAAGAATTTCTCCCAAAACGGATCATCAACAGGCAATAACAATCCCGCCAATGCAACATGCTCTTCACGATGAATAAAACTAGGTCCCAGCATGTACAATAAATAGGGCAATGCCGCACTGGTTTTTTCAATCTTCTCCCACTTTCCGGCGGCATAAGCAGTGGCAATATTGGTATCGAAAATAGTGCGTAATCGCGTAGGATTGACTTCAAAAACAGTCTTTTCGCCGGTCGTGGGATCAATAATTTCTTGCCTGCCCCACCACCCTAATTGCTGTAATTTGGGCTGTAAATCCTTTTGGAATTGCGTGAACGGCAAGCCCTCTTCAAGTGCCTTTAAAATCTCGTTATAAATCGCTTCTTGCACATCATAACTGGTGGCTTTCGCGACACTGAAACTGGTCGCATGTTCTTGATTCCATGCGTCTTGCCAGTTGCCAACGGGCGCGATTTTCTTTGCCTTGAAATAGTCAAGTACCTCTCGCGGGGGAGTGCCAAAAGGATCAGGCATACCCTAAGCCCCGCGCTTTAAATGTGGCAGTGGCAAGCGAACGGGCAAACTCAGCGTATTCTGTGGTTAAATCCAATTCTGACGACCGTGCTGCAAATTCTTCAAAAGACGTGCATTCTAAAGACAGATCAACAATGCGCTTTGCCGCAGGGTCAAGGGTTAATTCCCATTCATCTGGCAATTCGATTTGGGGTGGATTGGCGCGGTTTAACGCAATGAGATGATTCAGTTTTGCGTCGGTCGGTTCATTCGGATCGGCATTTGGATCGGGTGGTGTATTCGGATCGGGCGGCGCAGCGGGTGCGGGTTCCGGTGCTTTGGGAGCGGTCAGGATTTCGTCATCATCGTCAGGGATAGGAATGCCAAACGCTTCATTGATGTAACTGAGCGGGATTTTCGCACCCAATGGTACGCCTTTTTCTATAAGCAACAACAGATTGGCGAGGTCGTATTTCGCAGGTAACGAGAAACGGACTTTAGGATATTTTTCTTGATCGCCAAAGTTGAGTTTGACAAAGGGCGTAATTAAATCCCGGTTCAATGTCCGTTCAACATCCGCAGCATCATCAAAAACAATCTCTTGACGCACGCTATCAACGCTACCGGCTTCAGTGGCTTTCGCTAATCCCACAGACTGTTCATCGGTGGTGCGCGTCTGACCGAGAATCAACTTACTGATTTGATTGTCTAAATACAAGATGAGTGAATCAAACAGCCCGCTGCCATTTGCCGTGCTTGCCTCAATAAATTCAATAACCATTGATTTAGGAATGACCGCCGCGGCATCAATTCCTAAACTCGCCACTGCACGCTGTAAGGTTCTGATTTCTGGGCTATCCGGACTGACTCCATTGTCATATTTACCCACGCGCAACGGATGACCAAAAATCTCAGTATATTGCATCCAATTACGCAACATCAGATTCTTGCAAATGGAGATGAAAATCGCTCGGAACATCAAGCCATTGCGAACCACTTTACCGGTGCGAAGTTGTGGAATATGTGCGACCCATTTGAACGGTGCGAGTATTTCACCCATCGATGAGGCTGTGGTGATGACGCGGATTTCCTCACCTGTCTCTTGGTCAAAGGTGAAATAACGGGGATCACGCCAATGACAATGTGGCAACCACAATCCCGGCGTTGTCTCCCAAGTAATCTCAAGCATTCCAAAGCCATAAGCTAATCCTGCGTCAATCATACGCGTCAATTGCTGTTGAAAATAGTCGTCATCTAAGATATGATTTTCAATGGCTTCGGCAATCTTTTTATCGACTCGCTTTTCACTGGCGGGGATTACTTCTACGGGTAAATCGGTAACTGCGCGGACTCGAATGCCCAGCGTTGCGTCCAGATGCAAATCACGGTCACGCGCATGTTCAACCAATTCAAAGT